TCTAGCTGCTTCTCTGCTAACTTTATATCTAGCTGACATTATTAACTCAGCTACTTGCTTGCTGCATCCTGTATCAATTAAATATTTTATTTCTTTAATTCTTCTATTATGTTCTGTGTTAGTGGATCGCCCAGACATAAACTTGATTTATTATCATTGATACTCTAATATAATATAGTATTCAATAATTATCAAGCTTATGTCTAGCATTAAAAATGAATTAATCGATTCATTAAATAACAATCAATCATTAGAAGGTATGGAACAATTAGACATTGACGAATTAGATGATATTAATAATATCATCGCTACTCAACTAGGCTTTGAAATGGCAAAAATAAAGCCTAACACCTCTAAAATGCTTAAGTATCAAACACTTATGGGTAAAATAGTTATCATGAAAACTCAATTGGAACATATAGAGTCCACTTAATAGACTCTATATGTAAATGTTAAAAATTCTTGATATTCTGACCCTATTAATTTACTTAATAAATTATCATCGTTTATCTTTTGATATAAACTATTAGTCCATTTTTTAATTACGCAATATTCATATTTATCTATAGTTTTTAATTCATAACTTATTTCATTATTATCTAGCATATCTTTACTATCAATATCTAGATAAAATATGATTCTGTATTTTTTCATAATATTAAACTTGGTGATCTTTGATAATCGGTATAACTTCCATGATTCTTTATTTCATTATCATTGAAAAATTCTGCTTCGGCTAGTTCTTTTGCTT